CATGAACCTTGTTTGTTTATGACTAAGGGATCGCCATATTTTACAGATGACAGGACGAGAACAACAGTATGGGATTTTGGTGGTTATGATAAATCAAAAAATATGCATCCAACGCAAAAGCCTTTCTTTATACCAGAAGAGGCTATAAACAACTCAAGCAAGCAAGGGTCTAACGTATTAGATTTATTCGGCGGTAGTGGCTCGACATTACTAGCGTGTGAAAAATTAGCTCGTAACGGATTCCTTATGGAGTTAGACGAAAAATACGTTGATGTAATTATCACGCGTTTTTGCAACTTCACTGGTAAGCAAGCAATTCACATCGAAAGCGGCAAGACTTACGAGGAATTAAAACAGGAGCGTGTATCATGAGCCATTATGACGAAGAGCGCGAAGCATACGACGATAAATTAAAGGAAGTCAACAAAGGTGGCAGACCATTAATTGTTTTAGATGACGATCAAGTTAAGCAGGTCGAGTCATTAGGTGCTGTATTATCAATAGAGCAAATGGCTGATTATTTTAGTATATCACGCACTACATTTTACCAGATAATGGAAAGGCAACCCGAAGTTTCTGTACACTATAAGCGCGGAAAGTCAAAGGCAATAGGTGGTATAGCTAAATCTTTACTGACTAAAGCTCAAGGTGGAGACAATCAGGCAATGATATTTTATCTGAAAACTCAAGCTGGGTGGAAGGAGACTAACGTTGTTGATAATACATCTAGTGACGGCTCAATGACACCTAGACGATCGTTAGATGATTTCTACTCATAAACTAAATCCAAACCTGAAAGACTTTTGGCGAACAAGGCGAGATGTTAAAGTCCTAAAAGGTGGTCGTGCATCTGGTAAGACTTGGGATGCGGCGGCAATGGCTGTTTACCTATCTGCAAACTATTCGTTAAAGTTCTTATGTGTAAGGCAATTCCAAGCAAATATATCTGATTCGGTCTATACCGTTATAGTTGATATGATCAATCGTATGGGTTACGCCTCAGAGTTCAGGGTGTTAAAATCATCAATTGAGCACATAGATACTGGTTCGGAGTTTCTATTTTTCGGCTTTCAAAAGAACACTTCATCAATAAAAGGTACTGAGGGCGTTGACATATGTTGGATAGAAGAAGCTGAGGATTTAAAGAAAACTCAGTGGGAAATAATAGAACCAACTATCCGTAAAGACGGCTCAGAGTGCTGGATATTATATAACCCTAGATTATCAAGTGACTTTGTCGAGCAGTACTTTATTGATAGCGTAGAGGACGGAATACTAGTAAGGCATATTAATTACAATGAAAATCCTTACATATCTAATACGATGATCCGAAAGATAGATAGATTAAAGGCGAGAAGTTACGACGAGTATCAACATATATATTTAGGCATACCAAACTCAGACGATGATAATTCCATTATTAAACGCTCATGGGTTGAGGCTTGTGTTGATTCACACTTAAAGTTAGATTTAGACTTAACGGGCCGTTGTTGTGTTGGTTATGATGTTGCAGACAGCGGTGATGATAGGAATTGTATAACGCGATTTAACGGGGCGATTGCCGAAGTAATGGACGCATGGAAAGCGGGAGAGGATGAATTAACCAAGTCCTCACTAAAGGCGTATAGTTACATAAAAGATAATGGCGTACTAAGTTATGACTCGATCGGTGTTGGTGCTGGTGTTGGTTCGATATTAATGAATAACGGCAAAAGGAACTACTTCAAGTTTAACGCTGGGGGTGTTGTTGCTAATCCAGATAAGGAATACGCACCAGACTTAACCAATAAGCAGAAGTTTGAAAACTTAAAGGCTCAAGCTTGGCGGGATGTTGCTGACAGAATGAGAAACACATTCAATGCGGTTACAAAAGGGATGGAGTATTCAACATCAGAGTTAATCAGTATTAGTTCAGCAATTAAGAATATTGAAGAGTTAAAAAGCGAATTAGCCGCTCCTAGGTCAGATTATTCTAAAAAGGGGTTGGATATGGTAGAATCAAAGAAAGACGTTAAGAAACGAATTGAAAAATCTCATGATTTAGCGGATTCATTTGTAATGGGCGCTTGCCCTCACTTAATTAAACAGACGGTACAGCGCCTAAACATTGACGGATAAAGATTATGCCAATTGACACTAAACACAAAGCTTACGAATATAACCTAATGAATTGGGCTAAGACTGAGGCCGCTGTAAATGGCAAGCAGGCTTTAATCAATTTAGAATTGCTAGCCCCTGATTATCGAGTGACTGCTAGCAACGCTTTGAAGGTCAAAACCAGAAAACAAAGATACTTTGACCGCGGACGATACTTAAACGCAGTAGGTCGAACGGTTGAAGTCCTCGACGGTATGGTTTTCAGTGAAGAGCCCGAGGTTGTTATACCCGGTAAGCTTGAATATATGATTGAAAATGCTGGTAGTGACGGAACAAGCTTATATGATATTGCGCAAAAGGCTATCAAAGAGAACATTAAGCTAGGTCGATTTGGTGGGCTGGTTGATTTGCCATTCGTCGAAACAGGTCAAACAATATACGAAGTTGAACACGGTATGAATGTGCCGCAAATCACAACGTACAAAGCCGAGCAAATTCTATATTGGATTGTTAAAGGCAAACTTCAAGAAGTCAGGTTACTTGAGTGTTACACAGAGCCAAGCCAAGACGGTTTAGATCAAGTTAGTAAAGAGCAAATTCGACGATTAATAATGATTGACGGCGTTTATACTAATCAAGTTTGGCGTGTAAACTCGCTTTATTCAGAGGTTGAGCCAGTAGCTAACGGCAAGAAGATGGATTATATCCCGTTCGCGTTCCTTGGTTCAGAGTCAAACAATGCAGAGGTTGACAAAATACCTATGTTAGATTTGGCTGATTATAATATTGGGCATTTCTTATTGGATTGTGATAACCGCGAAAACTTGCATTATCACGGACAAGGCATGACAAATGTTTATACTGGGATGGATACTAATTCATTTAACGAAGCAAACCCTAATGGATTGGATGTTGGCGCAAAAGGCGTAAACCAGTTAGGTCAGGATGATAGAGTAGAAATACTCCAAATGGAAGCGACGGGCGCAATCAGCAAGGAAATGTCTAACGATGAAAAGCGCATGATGATGATGGGCGGTCAATTGGTTATTGATTCAAACTCTAACCAAACGCTTGGTGCAAAAGAAATGGAGTTTTCTAGTTCAACATCAACGCTTAAAAAGATTAGTCAAAATACGTCAAATTGGATGGAAGAACTTATCGGTTATTGCGCTGATATGTTAAACGCGACTGGCGAAATACAATACCAACTTAACAAGGTATTTATCACTGATTCAATGGACCCGGCAATGGTAGCTAATCATTTACAGGCTGTTATTCAAGGTGTATTACCTAAGTCAACATTCAACGAAACAGCACGAGAGGTTGGATTCACAGATAAGTCAGATGAAGATATAGAAAAGGATTTACAAGACGAAGCATTTGTTACACCTCCTGCAATGACTAAAGAAGATGCGATTATAGCGGCTAATACCGAGGAAGAATAATGGCTAACACAGACGATAGCCTAACAACAATCTACGCGAGTCACTCTGTTTATTTGAATAGGGTGGCTGCAGGGTTTGGTAATAATGTTGTTCCTTACATTGATAACATTAATTCTCAGGTCAGTAAGTTACTAAGTAGTTATGCGCGTAAAACAAATATAACCAATGAATTGCGCATTGATATTGAAAAGCAGATACATGATATAACTACCACAGAATTACAAGCTTATACGACTGAGTACAAAGCCAATAACAAAGAGTTAGCAGGACAGGAAGGTAAGTTTCACGCTAATACTTTAGGCACTGTTATTCCGAGTTATACTGCATCAATACCTAGTGCTGTAGCTGTAAATACATTAGCCATTAAATCGCCATTCCCATTAGGTGACGATACTTACACGACTTATCCTCGATATGTAAATCAATACTGGAAATCACAAGCCGATAAAGTTGATAGTGCTGTGCGTAGTGCTTTCTTGTCACCCGGTTTAAACATGACTACATTGCAAAATGATATTATGAGTCAATTGGATATTATCGGGGAAAAGGCAAAGTCCGCGGCTCGAACAATGGCTCGTACCGGTACATCTTATTACACAAGTAAAGCTACTGAGGCATTTGTCGATAAGAACGACGAAGTATTACAAGGTTATCGATTTATTGCGGTACATGATAATCGCACAAGCCGAATTTGCTCAAGTTTAGATGGAACTACATACGAGGCTAGCGATAGTAATATTCCTTGGCCTCCTTTGCATCCGAATTGCCGCAGTGAAATAATTTATGACGTTAAGCCAGAATATCGTTATGACGA